CTTTTCCGCCATCGTAGCGATCTCGTGCGACAGCTTTTCACGCAGGTCTTTATCTGGGATTACTTTGTCTAGGATAGCCGAGACAGGCCCAATCAGGGCGCTTATTGCAGCAAGCATCCTAAATGACTACCCACGCGACAGCGGCTACTACTATAAGCACAATGACCGCGCCGATGTGGTGGTGTTTGCTAGTCTGTATTAGCCGCCATACTGGGCCACCAATTTTAGCTAATGCGTCTTTAATCATTTCCATTTTGAGATTCCTTTATTATGTGGCTACTAAATAGACTAAACCCGTAAGCGCACCCATTAGAACAATCAGTCCGAGCATTAACTTCAACGCCAGCTTAAAATCATCGTCCTTCTGCACTTGTACGCGTTTCTTTTTCATAAGCATGGTGTACCGGAAGTCTCGGTCTTTCTGAATTTTAATTGCGTTCTTCTGTACTTTTTGCCACTGCGGCGACTTGCCCTGCCGGGAATACTCGCGGCCAATGGTTTTCATCATGTTAGCGATGCGGTCTTCTTGATTCTGAATCTGGATTGCTTCTTCCAGAGCACTGCCAATGTAAGCATTCTTATCGTGCTCTTTAACTTCGGCAATCTTGTTCTCTACAGCTTCCTTACTGGCAAAGAACCCTGATATTTCAGCGCCCATCTGCTCGACTTGCTTTTTCTTCTTTAGGGATGCCTGCACTAAATTAAAAGCGGTATCGAGTCCCTTGATCAGTAGAGCAATTTCGCCAATCATAGATCATTGCTTATCCGTGAACACGTTAAAATATGCGCCCGCCATTAGTGCGGCTAGGAACAGCGTAGTTAACGCTTGGACGATGGTTTTACCCACGGTTCGTTTTGCGGAGCGCCACGAATCTAACAGTGATCGAAGCTCGGATACATCAGTCAGCAAAGCGTCATCATCGCTGAACCCTATGTCCCTCAGGGCTTTTTTAGCACCAAGCTCGGCAGACTGCTCGATCAGATTAGCCATCTCTTCTTTAGTCATCGCTTACGGACTATCGGGCCAAGTGATCGTATTAGGGAATCCTGCTTGAGCTGGAATATCTCTGAGACTTTGTCGGTACACAGTCATTTCTTCGCTCATCACCGTGTCGCTTAGGCCATGCCAATCACAAGCTGTCAGCTTAGAATCACGAACCTCTCGTACCCCATAAGCGACAACGTCATCCCTTGCCTCAATCTCTTCTGCCGACATATCAGCAGCGGTATGAGCTAACACCCAATTTCCGTCTACCAAAGAAGGCGTAGTAGCATAGCTGCGTTTTTGATCTGCCCCCAAAGTCTCAGTAGTGATATTTACAGGATAAACGTCCCACTCTTCCGTCATTGCATCTGTGAGTGAAGCAGGGAAAGAAGTATTAGGATTATCTTTTTTTAAAAGAGCTGTTGAGTAGGGATAGGTCTGTATATCCCCGCCATCATCTAACAATACATAGTCTGACATTTTTAAATCTCCAAAATTAAGTGAGTGGATAGTATCCAATTAGACGACCTTCAATAATGTCATTGGCTCCATTAGTATCAAAATCCCCGCCAGTACCAGCATTTGTGCCATAAGCATTAATATCATTTCTCATATAAATTGCTGGGGCTGTTCCAGTAGGAGTTGTTCCGTCTGATCCACAATCAACAGGTAACTGTAAAGGGCTATAAAATTTTCTGCGATTCGCCTCTACCCCAAAATTAATATACTCAGTTGTCCAGAATACATTGCCGTAATGCCCTTTAAACGGAGCTGATGAAAGAACATTGCTTTCGATCTGTCCACCCAAACAAGTACCCGTAGCATTGCTTAAATTCATATCGGCATTAGTTATCGTATTTACTGTCCACGACTGAACAATCCCATTGACATAAAGTTTGCAGTTTGAAGAACTCGCCGTGTCTACACATATCAAAAAGTTGTACCACTTAGTTCCGTTAACTGGAAAAGTTGCATTATATTCAAGATGAAGAACATTACCCCCTGAAGAATTTCTACCGAACACTGCAAGCTGCGTACTGCTTATAGTAACTTCTAATCTCTCTCCATACTGCGGCCCTATCGCTAAAACAAATTTATCAGAGGATGATAAATCTTGATTACACGAAAAAGCCATAGACCATGTTTTGCCATCACTGACCCCAGTTAATGCTGAACCATAACGCTGAATAGGACGCTTGGTGCTGTCGGTTGTTTGGTTATAGATCGTGCGCCCCTGATACTCCGACATACTTAATGCACCTTGCCAAGGCAAACTGGAAATAGTCGGCACATTAATTTCAGAGCCGTCATTCTGACCGGGGTTCGGTGCATAAACGGGCAGGGCGTTTAAAGGTGTTATGCTTTCATTTTCCATTACCTGTGCCACGGTAAAAGGGCGATTATTATCGCTGTCCCAGAAAATGTTGTCTGACGCGAGGTCACGGTACACTTTCTCAAGCCATACCTCGCCCACAGTGAGTACGTTACTACCGTTAGACATTTCAAATTTAGGCCACCCGCTAAAATTAATATTACCTCCGATAAAGGTGGTGCTCGTCGCTGTGGAGGTGACATTTACCCCATTAATCCAAGCCGTGCTTGCGGCCTCAGAGCCAGTGTTGAAACTCAACGCTACATGATATGTAGCCAAGTTGCTGGCAGGAACCTTAATAGTGGCCTGCCCTGCCCCTGAACCAAAACTAAGACTTAGTGTCGCGCCACCACCTTCTTGTTTAACGTCCCAATAACCACCACTCGGCTGGTGGATGATTTGAGTTTCTCCAGTTCCGGCATTGGCGCTATAAATAAAAGACGCTGTAACCACACTAGAAGCCGTAGCATCCCAGCTTGCGTCCAACATCTTATCCGCCGCCGCCAGATTAGAAGCCATACAATTAACTTGGTTCGGGCCGCGCACTGACTGAGCGAAGTTTCCATACTCTGTCATGTTCCCACCAGTTCCAGAATTCGTGCCTACTGTACTGTAATCCGTCATTGGGAAATATATGGGCGGAGAAAGACTAGATGGGTCGGCAGGAAAACCGTCAGCGTCAATGAAATGACGGCGGTTAACTGATGAACTCAGATCACGGTAAGTCATGTCTAGGAAAAAATTAGAAAGCCTTCCCTGAAAAAATTGTTGTGTGGAATGTAATTTACCAAACCGGGCATAAGGGACAGTAAAATCAATAGTAATATCACTGTATGTATCCCAATCGACAATATCTGTATTAGTCGAAACATCAACGTCATTTAGATAAACGTGACGAGTAGAAGAACTTGACAGATCGACCGACAATAAAACATTTGTCCAAGTGGAGTAAGGAACTTGAATATAAACGGCAAACCAGTTGCCTCCTGTGTCCTGTAACCCAATAAAAACTCTACCGTAACTTGCGGAGGCTTGGTATTTGTATTGATTTCGAGTGGTAGTAGTTGCAGTACCTTCCCAATAAAACGCCTGACTTGTGCCGCCCTCAAGCGCAGTTGCCCACATGGGACTGGGCCATATCCAGAACGAAAGAGTAAAAGTGTTTGAGTCTGATACGTTACTGAACTGCGTAGTTCTTTCGAGGTAATTCGTTTGCCCATCGAAATCAGTAGCTTGGGGTGTAGCTTCACCCGTGCTAACACCCGCCGCAGCCTCTAATGCTCTCCTAATATTTGTCATTTTTTAAGCCCTAAGCCATTGCCGCGCCGGAAAGAAATCCGTACCAAGTCGTGCCGCCATCGATGGTGTAGAAAACAAGTACATCCACGCCAGCAGCAGTTAAAGTAGGAGCTGTCGCTGCCGCCCAATCAACCGAGGCCGGCCAGTTCACGGTCTGCGATCCGCCATTGGTGAGAGTCAGAGTGAAGCCGCACAATTCATCAGAAGCCGTTGGGTTGGAAAAAGTAAAAGTTGTTGTGCCTGTATCTACTGTTCCACTAACGGAATTTCCCGCCACTAAATCAATGTCCTGAGTGCCGCCGCCAATACTGCCAATTGCATTTGTCACTTCGCCGTAATCTTTAAGATTAACCGCAGAAACAGTTTGATCCGCGCCAGTAAGCTGCCCCGATAAAGTAGTAGCAGCCAACGTCTTATTAGTAAGTGTGTCGGTAGATACTAGACTGACGAGCGTTGAACTAGCTCCCACTGGAAGCAGCATTGTATTGGTGACGCTTGCGCTGTGGGGCTGCGCTTTGAGGGTTTGTCCGTGACTGTTGTCGTGGCAGTTAAGTTGAATCTGCCCTTCTACGCTAGACCCATTGCCTTTTACTTCAACTATCTGAGTCGCTGGGTCTACGATTAAATTACCTGACGCTGTAGTGGTTATTCCACCTAAAACAGGAGAAGTTAACGTCTTGTTAGTTAGGGTCTGTACGCCATTAAGCGTAACATCTCCCCCAGCATCACTTGTATATTCTAAAGCGGTAGCTCCAGCATTAACCGCAAGCACTTGTCCTGCCGTTCCCAAAGCCGTGAGTGCTGTACCACCATTGGCTACCGCAAGAGTACCCGCAACCGTAATCGTGCCAGAGCCTGTAATAGGGCCGCCCGAAGTAGTAAGGCCTGTAGTTCCGCCAGATACCCCCACAGAGGTAACCGATCCGCCGACTTCTGTTGGATTAGCGTTAATTACCGCCGCACCTGCACCTAAGCCGTCTGTGACAAGCATGACCTTAGAGCCTTTGACAATATTAATTGTAGCGCCTGCACCCTGTTTGATCGTAATAATTTGGCTGCCCGTAGTGGCGTTCTCAATCAGCCACACTTTAGATACTGTATTTGGGCCGAGTGTTACTTCACGAGTACCTGTTAGCGACACCGCTGAAGTAATTTTTAAATAGAACCCGCGAGTAGCGTCAG